ATGGCATTAAGCGACACCAAACTAAGAAGCCTTTTCAATAAACCATACTCAGGAAAACCAGAGTTAACCGATGGTGACGGCCTTAGCGCTCGCATATCCCCTAACGGAACAATAGCATTTCAATATAGATATCGCTGGAATGGTAAGGCTGTCAGGTTGACTGTCGGCCACTATCCAGCAATATCCCTAAAAGAGGCTAGGGTCATTATTGGAGATATGCGTGAATTGTACACTAAAGGGATTGACCCCAAAATATATTTTTCAAAAGGTGAGACTGAGGCATCACTAAAAGATTGCCTAGACTACTGGTGGGATAAATATGCGTCACAGCTAAAACCGAACACCAAAACATTATATAAGTCTATCGTGTACAACACGATGTACACACAATTTTCAAATACTCCTGTTGCTGATGTACCCATTTCATCGTGGGTTAAATTTTTCGATAGGCAAGAAAAGGTAAACCCAAAGAAAGCCAGGGTACTTTTGATGCAACTCAGATCTGTTATTAACTGGTGTATTAGTCGTCAGTTTATTTCATCTTGTGAAGTACTTAAGTTAAGCCCTAAAACTATTGGCAAGAGGCCCGATGTTGGCGATCGAGTTCTTACGTACACAGAACTCGCCAAAATTTGGCTTGCTTTGGAAAACTGTAAAATAGTCACTTCCAATAAACTGCTTCATCAGATGCTAATGCTGTATGGCTCGCGTCTTTCTGAGATGAGGTTAGCAAACGCATCTGAATTCAATATGGAAGATATGATCTGGACAACGCCAAGAGAGCACTCGAAAATGGGTAATATTATTAGGCGTCCAATATTCAAACAGGTAGAGCCATATATAGAAAGGTTACTAAATAACGGTAATGAGATTTTATTTGCTGGTCAGGAGATAGATAAAGCGATAGATAGGTCGTCAGCTAATAAATTCATGAATAAGCTTAGAAAATCAATTGATATTCCTGAATGGCGTACACATGACTTTAGACGTTCTATTGTGACTAACCTATCTAGTGAAGGCGTGATGCCCCATGTGACAGAAAAGATGCTGGGGCATGAACTTGGCGGGGTAATGGCTGTCTATAACAAACATGATTGGATAGATGATCAGAGAAGCGCTTATGAGATGTATGCAGATAAAATATTCTGGCATGTTAAGAAGCTGGCTTCTGGTTAATTCCACCGTTATCTATCCACTGCTGTATCGCTGATTTTTTATATTTTGCTGGTCGAGACAGGACAGGCTTAGGGAATCCACACTCTTTCTTTAAACGCCACAGTGCGGTCCGTTTAACGCCGATCCATTCGTAAACATCCTTTTCTACAATTAAATCTGAGTTAGTCATTTTCATTCTCCTATCCATTCTTCCTTTTATACTGTTCATGATCACCGCCGCAATCTTTACTGCAGTATGCGCTATTAGGTGCTACCGGTTCTTCGTGACACCAGATACACATGCCGTTATATGACTTGATTGCTACCTTGCGATTTGATAATGACACTTGAATATATAGTTCGTTTGTTTCATTTGCTGAGTCGATAATGCCCATAATTCACCTATGCTATTTTCCATTCATTTAATATTTTATTGCCGATATTTAATAAATAATTTCTATTTACAGTATTGATTATTCTGCGAGGAGTTATATAAGGTCGCCATATTAAAAACATAGAACCTTTATTATTTCCGCTAACTGGCTTTTTTGTTTCTGCATTAATAAAAGATATTCGACCTCCCGTAATTAATCTTACTTCATCAACTGTTTCTAATGCTGATTCATACCAACCCACAGAAGTATCAGAAGGAACTAACATAACAACAGGCTGTAATTGCTTTTTACATTGCTCAGCGGCTTTATTTACCCATGGCTGAATATCTGAATAGGGAGGATTAATCCAAATAGCTCCGTAACTTTCCCAGTCGCAATTTAACGAGTTGTCTTTTTCGGTAAGATAATGAGTACAAAGATGATTATTTTTATCGGCAGCGGCATCTAAATAGAAACCAAATTCAGCGTCCAGTGCTGTGAATAAAGGTAGGGGAGTTTGCCATCTATCACGCAATTCCTTTGGTGTGTGGCTACCTCCGTAGTCAGCCTTCATTCTCCTCATCCTTCATTAATAGAAATAATTCCATAGCAGCGCGTAGTGGATTCGTTCTTCCTATCTCGGGGCTTACTTGCCACTCACAACCATCTACCCAATAAGCAATACCTGCTACCCATGCTTTACATCCAGTGTCGAACATTATGGATATCCCATTCTCAATAATAATCGGCATTGCGTCAGTAGGGTTGTTGCAGGGGTCGAAAAAGCGATAACCAAACGAGCCATCAACAAGGAATTGGATAATATCCATTGTTTGTTTAATTACATCGTATTGCGTTTCAGGTAAAACAGATTGAGCTACTAATAAATTAATCTCGAAATCAGATAGTTCGGTGTATTTATTCATTATCATCTCCTAGTATTTCATTAATAGTATTTCTGATGTCAATTAAGTCTTGTTTTGTCACATCCATATTCCAAGATGGAGTATTTAAAATAAAACAATCTTTTGTTGTAGGTTCAATCTCAATACAATCTTTGTAATTTTCCAAGCCAGCATAATATTTATCTTTCATTCCATACCTCTCCACAAACAACTTTAACATTCCTCACTGACATTAAATATTCAGCACGTTTATTGCATTCCGATTGCGTATAAATATCTTCCGTAACAGGCACAGCAGAACCCTGTATTAACATGTGTAATACATATTCGATTATTTGCATGGTTATTTAATCTAATTTATAGAGTGGTATATTTATTTTTTCACTTCTTTCTTCATTTAGATGGGTATATCCATATTCTTTTATATTATCGAACCCGCTTGATGTTATATAACCAACAGGCTCTAAGCCATTAATTAAACTCTCGCGTGATGCTTGCCAAGATTGAAATAATAAAGTCTTTAAATCCTCCTTGCCTTTATCGCTATAAGGCAATTCTCCGTGACCAGAATTAAACCACGCTTCAAATTGCTGCCTTGATTCATCCATGCTTACTCCTGAATTTTAGGTATAAAAAACCCTGCAATGCAGGGCGTATAGTTAAATATGGTACATTAGGTTTTTTATAGCTTGCTCTGTGTTAAATTTATGATTCTCACCTTCTAGATAGAACTCATTAAGAAAGTCAATAACCTTTCTTCTTGAAATGCTCTTCGTTGTTATGCTATCAAGATATTCTTTTTCTTCAGCAATAATTATACCTTTACCAAGTTTGAATTGATCGAATGTTAAATCGTAATACAACCCCTCAAATTCAACAAAGTAATGTTCACCTGACAAAGTGGAGCTATATATATTTATAATAAATATTTCTTCTGTATTTAATTTTCTACTTAGTACTCCACCAAGCAGTGCAGAAGCTCCTTCACAGGAATTATGAGGGAATGCATGAAATGGAAAGTTAATATTTCTTGCTATCTCGTTGTAATACTCGTCAAAACATTTCCTTAATTTTTTAGCTATATGAATAGCTAATTTCGTTTTTTCAGCCATTGCAATATCACCGTAGTTAATTCATGGTGACAAAATGTTAAATTAAATAAAGGTATTTATCCATCACTCCACCTTATCCCTCTGTCTTCACATACCAATCAACAAGATTATCAATTACAGTATTGATATATCCTGATTGCTCTTCTTCGGTTAATTTATCCCATTCGTCCTCAGTAATACCCAGCCCACATTCAGAGTCAGAACCAACCTTGTTTGTTCTTGCAACTAAAACCATCTGCTTACTCATATTCATTCCTCTTCATTGCATCCCTGCGAGTTAAATTATCATGCGAACTTTGGTAGCTTATTACCTGTAAGTTCCTCTGCGTCCTTCATAAAGTCGGTGGCTTGCTCTTCCATTCCAATACCGAAATCATATTTATGAACCGCTTTAGCCATTAAGAAAGCGCCAGCAAAAAGAACTTCTTTCAACTTTTCATTTTCTTCTTGTAACTGTTCAGGTGTTGATTGCTTTTCTTCTTCCATTGGTTGCTTCCATCCGCAGTGGCAATCCTTGCATTCACCATCACCACCCTCTAAATAAGCAGAGCACTCTAGACAATATAGTTTTTTCATATCTATCTCCTGTTTGCATCCTTGCACTGAGCCCTATAATTAAACGTATGGCTTAATATCAAATTGCTTGAACCATTCTTTTATTTCGGCGTATTGTTCATAACTAATTCCAATATCTTCCCGCCATTCTTCAAATGAATTTCGGGCGGCGTCTTTAGTTAAATAATAAATAAAATCCTGCAATTTCTCAGGTGTGTTCATAGTTATATCCTTTGGTTAAATCACATAAATAGCGTGGTGTGGGTAGGGGAGTCCGATAGGAGCGAAAGGTATAGGATCATCCCAATCTTGAGGTGGCTCACTTTGTGGTGTTTGATTACTCGATGCTTGTTTTGGCGCTTGCGGTTGCTGATGTTGTCCCCATCCTTGATTCTGCTGAGGCTTCTGGCTTCCTGCCTGATTACCACCGTTACCGCCAAAATCTAATTGGTTAACGATAATTACTGGTGCTGATTTTTTCTCACCGTTCTGGCTTGTCCATTCTTCCATGACGAACTCACCAGTAACTGTAACCTTTATTCCTTTGGTTAGATGCGGAGGTAACTTTTCAGCTTTAGAGCCAAACATCTTGCAGATAACCCAAGATATTTTTTCGTGTTCTCCATAACCTTGTTTCACTGGTAAACTAAAAGATGCAACCGCTTTACCATTTGGCGTCCATCGCTGTTCGCAATCTTTACCTAAGTTTCCACTTGCCGTTATTGTGTTAATTGCCATTACTACCTACCTCCTCAAACTCGCCTTCAAATACTGAGGCGTTTTCCTGATCGACATTAGCCTCTGCTTTTTCATCAAGAATTACCGCTTTCTGCATTTCGATAGAGACGGGTAGATATTTAAATAAGCGACGGATAACGGTTTTCTTCGCCATTTCTTCCCAGTGAGAAACCCAAGGCCCATTTTGACCAGCCTTGCTTGATGCTCTGACTTTCTCAATTTGGTTATGCGTCATAACTTCAAACTGGACACCGCCATCTTTCAACCTTGCGACAGCGTAAACGTGTGTAATTGGTGAGTCCTCATTTTCACCCGGTACGTGCGTTAAGTTTTCATTCAATCCATACTCAAAGTGAAAGCTATCGCCTTGCCTTACCGTTCTGGCTGAAATGCTGATTATTTGATTTGAGCGACGGGCTAGATCAATCATTCCTCGGTAGCCAATGATTAGTTGCACATTCGATTGACCTGACTTTGCTTTACCATTGCCGAATGGGAGTAGGTAAGCATGGCCTAAGGCATTACCGGGCTCTAATCCTAGCTGTGAACACTGCACAACAGCACCGATAAAACTCTGCATGTCGCAATTTGCAAGTGCTGGAGTTTTGCGAATCTCCGTTGTCACAATCCGTATCATGCGATCTGGTGTCATGTGGCGAGGAAGGGCGGCCGCTAACTGCGTCTTCATGCTTGGCTGGTTAATGAAGTGAATTAGTTGCTGATCCTTTGTTTTGGTCTTTACCTCTGTACCTTGTGTTTTTTGTAAGTCAGCTTGAGCTAATGGTGGGTTACTCATTCCTTAATTCCTTAGCCCAATAGGGCAGTGATAATGTGCGTATGCCTGCCCATTCATCCGTTTTTAGGCATTCTGCATACGTTCTTAAATTTTGTTTGTAGGTTGTTCGACCAATATCTTTTGCTTGTTGGTCTAAATTGAAGACTCTAACGGGGTATCTACCGCAGTCGATAGTCGTGCTAACAACGAGAAAGACAAAAACAGGGGATTCGCCTGTTAATGATTTATATCCATCAGAATAAAAAGAGTCCTGTACGTGATATCTATATTCGTACATGGAGCGGTCAAATCGTTGAATGTCAGCAGAGCTTTTTACATCAACAATCCAATGGTGCTCTTGAATGAGTTTATCTGGCCTGCAACGACAAAGAATATCCGTATCCTCATCGTTCCAATAAATGCTACTTTCGGCTACTCCATTAGCTTCTAAGCACCATTTAGCAGGAGGGTATGCCATTACACTGTCCCTCATGAGTAGTAACTTCCTGTTATCGTCATGAGTTATTGGTGTGATACCTTCCTTTTCACACATTTCGAGAAATTCCTTTTCTTCTTCTTTCCCTTTGTTGGTCCGTCTATTTACATCAGGACCTATCTTGTATCGTTTACTATATTCATCTGGTTCAAGTAAAAGGCAATGAATAGCAGTCCCAAAATCTAATGACTTTATTTTTTCTTCATCAACTGGTGCATCCCTTTGCCAGACGAAATTAGCAGGAACTTCACTGATTAAATCCAACTGGGATTTACTGACCCCTAATCCATGGTGGTAGTCCTCGTTTGAAATATTGTAATAGATACCGGGTTTCATCCTAAAACCTCTTTATCTATCCCGATCTGAATAGCTGTTCTAATTCCATCTAAAACTGCATCCAGCGCTTGAGGGCTAATTTCAAATACCGGATTTAACTTCCTTGCTAAATCCATACATAACAGTTCTTCTGGTAGGCTATCCATAACCTCATCAACTGATATTTTCTCTTCCTGAGAGTTAACAAACGCTTCTCGTTCCATTTGGCGTTCGTACCAGTCGTTTCTGAGTCCGCAGGTGTTGGTAATCACGCAACCCTCCTGAAATACAACTCATTGAGTATCTTCGCGACTACTTCCCCTCGTCCTGAGAGATGAATAGCCGCAGCGAGTGACTTTTCGTCATACTGATTAATGATGTAATCAACAACTTCTGATGGCTCAGGTTGGTAATACTGAGTAAGCTCTCTGAATGATTCTGTTTCAATGCGGACATCGTTAAGATTCTGAAAGGCTATTTCCGTGCCATTATTTCGGTTTCTACTGGTCATATCTGCATAGGTGTAACGTATAGTCAGTGACATATTTTCCTCCCGTAAGCCATCTTCTGTAGTTGACTCGCCAACCGCCAAACATCCTTGTTATTAGTTGAAACGGCAATCCTTGCCGCCTGACGAGCGAGTTGTAAAAAAGGCGTAGTGATACACACCGCCATGCAATCACGCATAGCGCTGTAATAGTTAGTTTTCATTGTTACCTCGCTAGGTGAGCGATAGGGTGGTTATCTGGTGTTGGTGCAGTGGGTTAGATTCCGAGGCGTTTTGCTAACTCAACAGCCTTAAATAGGCCACCTCGTTTAACGCTTCGCTTGTGCTGATATTTGTTTGTTGTTGGATAAAATAGAACCTTTCCTTTCTTTGTTTGAAAGTGAATAGTTCCGCTTGAATCTCTGGTGTACGGAATATCTATATCCTTTAGTTGCTCCGTATTATTTTTAAGTCGCTCTAATTTCCGCTCTTTTACCATTTCCTTGTATGCGCGAAAATCGTCTCCTACATCACCCATAATTAATTCCTTATATGCGTATTCCTCACTATTAATAGCGATATGAATGATTAAGTGGTGGGTTACTGCTGAGGTATTTTTTTGATATCTAATTCCGTGATATTGGCTTTTGCTCCAATTACAGCCCATAAATAAATATGCTCTGCGCAATCACCTTCATCTTCTGCTTCAATATCCTTTTCCCAAGGCTCGCCATTCCATTTGCAAGTTACTTTGAACATTGGAATGTCATACTCCCTCCGTTATTAACTAAACACGATGCTAGTTACTTTCACATTTCACGCCACAGAAAGGGCAGAATGAGAACGTAACGGGGAAATCCTGCTTTGTTAGGCGGGCTTTCGGTGTACCGTCCTTTTTGACTTCCTGATAACTGGCGTTGTATTCAATGAAATAATTAACTGACATGACGCCGCCAGACATAAATAATCCTGATTGTTTCCAACCAGAAGACTGTAGGCTTGCGCCTTCTGGTAGTTTTGCTTTGATGCGACTTTTCATGTCATCGCCTAATTTTGTAAAGCAATCACACATATCTCTATCTCCTATCTATTAATCAACTCACCACAGCCCACAGAATGGACTGTAATTAGTTAACTAAAGCATTCCTTTTTTTCTTAACTGATTTGCTTTATCTCCACTCATAGCAATTCCATGCCCTTGCTGAATGCCAAGCCCTCCCACGCTTAACGAGGCATCAGGATGTAAGTCACTACACATACCTGAACCAGAACATAATTCAGCTTTAGGCTCTTCACTTTCCAAGGTCACAAATGCCTTTCTAACTCTATGACCTAATTCTAAAATATCATCACGAGTTAATTCAAAATTGCGTCGATAACTATCAACTAGCATGGCTGATAGAACCGCACGAGCCGATTCTTGAGACGCTTCTGTTAAATCTTCAAATTTCATCTTACTTCTCCTATTTACCTCGCCGTAACCCCGAACTCACTGCTCGGCTGTTTTGTTTTAACTCCTGAATATACTGCTACATTAGGTAAGCAACAGTTATCTCCACTTGGATAATGCTTTGTTGGTTTGAGAGAGAGAACAGGGCGTTCTGGTCTCTCAACGCCAAATATCGAATCCCAAATTTCTTCCACTGAGCGACTTCTCATAGCTATCTTTCGAGCCAAAAACTCACCTTGCTTTCTGCGTCTGCGAATTTTTGAGTTCTCTTTAAAAATTATCGTTGCCATATTTGCCTCCTAAGTGATCTTTGGTGATTGGCATAGTCATGTGACTAATCATGATCCGCTATGCGAAAGTGGCTACGTCACGCCATCTTCTACACCAATCCCAAAAACCACTCAGTGGTTGCTCTGAAAATTTATTCTGAGCGTTCCTAATTGTAAAAGAGCGAACATCCTGTTTATCTATGGCTCCTTGCCTTTGATGTGATAAATATAACCAGCGGTGATTTATAAGTCAACACCGCAGGTGATAATAATATAACTGGCGGTGTTAATTTATTGTATTTTCAGGTAATTTATTTTCAAATAAATCTCAGATTGGAATGGAGATCACTTCTTTGGCAGGGAGAGGGTACAAAAAAGCCCTCGCGGGGAGGGCTATTTATAAATCTATGGGTCTACCAGTTATTACGCAACTTTTTTACTACGTTTAGTAGCTGCACGTTCTTTGATTTCGCTCATAATTTTTTCAAGCTTTAATGCACTGGCATATAATTTGTTTAATTGTGTCATAGTATGTTCCTCATCATTCCATCACATCTTGATTGATGCAGTGGCTTACCTCATTTAAGTTATTCAGGATTGTTCCACATTGGGGTTATCAATGTATTTTTTCTGATATCATCATGCGCTTTATTGCAAGCATCGATATTGAATTTCTCAACACCAATCAGCAAGGATTCAGCGTATAACAAACCTTGTTTTACATTTTGTAGGAGCATTCTAGCTGAAATTGCATTTTCATCATCGGAAGATAAAAGATGTTTTTCGTATGCATTCGCATATCCATTCATTTGAGAAACTAATTTTTTCAGTTGCTCAATTGATGGATCTGTTAACTCATGCATTCCATCAATACCAAATTCTACAAATAATTCAGTTAAATCGTTTAGTGTATTTCTAACAATATTAACTATTTTTTCAAATCGAGCCTGTTCAATTTCAGTCATATTAAATTCTTGCATTTGTAAATTTACATTTAAACCACAAGCAAAGGTGAAATAGAACTAAGCTTAAAAATTGTTCATACACTATATATAATGGTTCTAGCTCACTTTTACAAGTGATTCACTGGAAAAACTGTGAATAACTTTTCTTAGTGGAGCGATAATTTACACTATGTGAATATAAAAATTAAGATGTATTTCCCTTATTTATGATCGATTTATCAAAACCTGTTGATAAGGCGAAGAAAATATTTTTACCTTAATGTCCACACCCTAAAACGTGTCGTCAGGCCATTGTGACTTGATTACCTTACCTATGATTGTGCAGTTGCCATTAATAGGGATCAGGTCGAAACGAGGATTTAACGGTTCTAGGTACTCAACCCCACCATCTCTAATCAATCGTTTGAATGTGAACTCATCATTTAGCAAACGAGCGACACAGAAATCTCCGAATTCCACTTTTTCATCAGGATCAACCAGAATTAGCATTCCTTCAGGAAAGCTTGGTTTACCTCCTGGTGGTGCTGTCATTGATTGGCCTTCAACCTCTAACCAAAATGCGCGCTCACTGGCTTTCTTGGCTGTCGGTATCCACGACACAGCATCTTTCTGAGTATATGAGTTAAATTCTGTTGAGAAAGCGCCAGCTTGTACCTTAGTGAATAGAGGGTATTGATATTTCTCATCCATGCTTGGTGTTTTTAATGGGCTGACAGCCTTAAACATGCCTCTAATTTCTTTAGCTAGGGATGGGCTAAATTCATCAACGGTAACTTGTAACGCCTCAGCTAACTTTGCCGCGTTTTCTATGTTTAGAGCGTTTACTCCATTCAATAACTGAGCAACAGCGCTCTGCCCCATGCCGATTGAATCGCCTAGGGTTTCTTGTGATAAGCCAAGCTCTTTCTTTTTTGCCTCAAAGATATTTTTCAGGCGAAGAGCATCAGCTTTTTGTTCTTCTGTGATCGGTTTCTTTTTCATACTGCAATTTTATTACCAAATGGAATATTTACCAATCACCGCAGGTGTTGACTATTTTATCACTTGCGGTGATAATAATTAAAAAAGGAGAAACTATGGAAAGAGTCCCATTAACTAAATTTGCTACTGAGCTAGGACAACACAAAACGGCTGAATTGTTAGGTGTTAGGCAAAGTGCGATAAGTAAAGCAATTTTAAAAAAACGAAATATTTTCGTTATCAGAAAACAAGATGGAACAGTTGAAGCTGAAGAAGTTAAACCGTTCCCATCAGGTAAATAAGTATCACCAGCTCTTTAACATCGCTAGATCGCTCAGAGTAAATTCTCAGAGCAAACAATCCGCTCATATGGAATGAGCCACGGATCATTACTGCTGTTCTCTAACGAGAAGTAATTTAATAAGGAAATTAAACCATGGAATACACAAATACACGCAAACAATTTAATAAATTCATTTCAAATCACTTGATGGCTTCGGCATTACAGGCATTGAGAAATAAAACTCAGTCAGTGGTAGCTAAAACATTAGGTGTTCATGACTCAACCATCCTACGCAGAACTGAAAAATATCCTGAGATATGCGAGACATTAGTCGCATCAGGGATAGTCGATTTTGTGATGGAGGGAGAGAGGAAAATATCAGAGGAAGAATACCGCTTTTTATGGAAACAAATAGGTGAACTGTCACAGATGAGAACAAAAGAAAACGCCCCGATTGTTGGAGCAACCGAGGCGCATTAATAAATGGACTTAACCATTTAACTTAACAAATACACTGTATCAATAACCAGTATTAAAGGGAAGCTGATTTTGAGCTTTCCTTTTTCTGATACAGCTTAGGAATAAGGGAATTATACCATGAAGAAGAAAGTTAATCATTGGTTTAATCGTCACGAAGTGCATAAAAACATCATGCGAGATAAGGCGTTACGAGAAGTGACACCGTTAGGAGGTAAACGTCTAAAGGAAGCATTCGAAGATGCAAAATTGAGAAATGAGCATCGTGAGAAATTACTAGGAGGATCGCATGAGTAATGTTGCATATGCAGTTTTTGGTAATCAACGACGGCAAGAGAGGCCTAACGTGGCAGATCTTGATAATGGCTACACCAGAATAGCGAATGAGCTATTAGATGCAATCATGCTTGCTGGGTTGACCAAGCACCAATTATTAATGGTTATGGCTGTGTGGAGAAAAACATACGGCTTTAATAAAAAAATGGATTGGGTTGGCAATGAACAACTTGAAAGCATGACAAAGATTGATAGCACCAAATGCTCCACCGCTAAAAATCAATTAGTTCGGATGAAAATCTTTATTCAGGAAGGTCGAAAAATTGGAATGAATAAGAATATTTCCGAGTGGGAAACTGACATTGACCGAAACAGTAAAAGTTTTACCGAAACGGTAAATAATAGCTTTACTGAAACGGTAAAAACCACTTTACCGAAACAGTCAAACACAAAAGACAATAATACAAAAGACAAAAGAAAAGATCCCACCATACCTCCCAAGGGAGGAAATCGAGGAGGTTCTCTTCGTGAAGAATTAATTTCAATCCTAGAAGGAAAGTTTGATTTCGATAAGGCAGACAAGCTTCATGATTCTGTTGAGCAAAAATTAGTTGAGCTGGGTTATATCTGCGAAAGAGAATTTAGAGTTAGCGACAGAGGGGATGGTAAAGCTGGTCGAGTTGATCTTCTGGTTTCCAATGGTAAGGGCGATTCTTGTGGCATTGAAATCGATAGATTGAATGCTAGAGATAAATCCATTGTAAAACTAAAGCAACTTTCTGATGGTTTCGTTTTGGTGAGAGAAGGGATCGTGTCTGAGAGATATGATTTCGATGGAATACCAGTGGTAAGTGCTCATCCTATGTCATCTTCAAGTGAAGGAATTTCTCGTGAAGAGATAATCAGGGAAGCAAGAGAAGCTCTAGATTTTTATAACAATATTACTGGCTCTCAGTGCAGAGACTTTAAACCATTCATGACCCTCTTATCTCCAACCCAAAGCAGAGATAGATATCTGCTAAGTGATTTAATCACAGTTATTGAGTGGGTGGTGTCAACATGGAAGCGACGTAATAACTCAATAGCAAAACCAACCAATATCTGCCGAGTTAACCGCTTCGATGGCTACCTGTCAGATGCGATCAAGTGGAAAAACCGTGACGGTATCAACCCTGTCGATTGTCCTCATGAAGAATTAATTAAAATCTGGAATAAATACGTTCCTGAAAGAGCCATTGATTTTCATGAGTGGACATCACGCAGACCTGCTTACAAAGATTTGGAGGCTGTCTGGAATGGAAAAACTAACAAAGGGCAGTGGCGTGAAGTAAAACATATGGACACCTGCTTCAAGCTGATATCTCAATCAAGTTTATTCACTGGCTTACAAGACAAGGGATGGTTAACTCTTGACTGGATCTTAACGCCGACAAGATGGTCGCAAACCTACGAACAAGCCAAGCGCGAATATACCGAACGGAAGAAAGGGATTGTTTAATGGAAAATAAATTTACGGATTATTACTCAGAGCAGGCTGTCATTGGCGGAATACTGATTGCCACATCTGAAACAGAAGAAATTGCTATCTCAGCGATTGAAAGTTTAGTTGCTGACGATTTCACATCATCGGCTCACAAAGCCATATTTAAAGCCATGCAAAGCCTTGTTAGAAATGGCTCTAAGGTTGATTTGGTTTTACTGAATGGAGAAATTGAACAGCAAGGTAATTCAGATATTACTGGCGGGTTCGGCTATCTTGCTGAATGCACGAAAAACACATCAAGCATTCAAATGTTACCCGGTTATGTTCAGAAAATTAAGGATCTAACCACGGCACGCAAAACGCTTGCTGTTCTCAATGAAGGTATTGCGAAGATTAGCTCATCAAACGTTAGCAACCTTGTTGATGTTGTCGGTGAGGTTCAATCCACAATCTCATCAATGGACACAGGTAGTGTTGTTGAAACACAGCACATCATGGACGGTGTGAATGAGTCGATAAATATTCTTGAATCGATGATCAACGGTGACATCTGGAAATATAAAACTCAGTTTGGTTTGCCTGATATCGATAAAGCATTTGGGGGATTTAACAATACTGACTTGATTGTTATTGGTGGACGTCCAGGTATGGGTAAAACCATGTTCAGTACAGCAATTTCAAAAGCGATTGGATTGAAGCAAAAGAAACCCGTTGTTTTTTATAGCCTTGAAATGCCGTCATGGCAGATATCAGAACGAATTTCATTTCATCATGCAGGGGTTAACAAGCAAGACTTGCTCGGTGATGATAAATCGAAAATCAACATGGATGAGGCTTGGGCTAAGTTATCTCATGCGCTTGCTGACATTCAAGAATCACCGATTTATATCAATGACCGACCATCAATGAGCATTCATGAAATACGTGCTGACGCTAGAAAGATGCACAAAAAAACAGGTGGTTTAGGTGTCATTATCGTTGACTACTTGCAGAAAATGAAAATGACCAACCCTGAAAATATGAATCAGTCAGTGGGTGAGATTGCAACAGGGTTAAAGAACCTAGCAAAAGAGCTTAAATGCCCCGTGGTCGCACTTGCACAGTTAAACCGTAACTTGGAGCAACGAACCAATAAGCGCCCCGTTAATGCTGATTTGAGAGAGTCTGGCGTTATCGAACAAGAGGCTGACGTTATCTTCATGATTTATCGTGATGAAAAATATAATCCTCAGTCAGAGCTAAAAGGGATCACTGAGGTTATTTGCACGAAATCACGTCACGCACCCGGTGCAGAAAAAACATATTACTTCACTAACGCTCGCGGTGGTTTAGATCAGGCGGTATTGAGCAATCTAAACAACGACTACGTAGATGAAGAAATTGAGTGTTAACACACAAGAGGATTTTTATATGGAATATTTACGAGATATTTTAGGCACATTGTTTTTCATGCTAGTACCGATTACTGGATTTTTATCTGTTGCATTTCTGATGTATCACGAAAAATCAGGTTGGGGATGGTTACTTTTAGCAGTGGTTGCCATATCAGGAAGTTTAAAAATTAGTTATGGCAATTAAGCGAGGTGTTGAGTGATGAAATGGCATCAGAAGGCACTCGTCAGGATATTTAGTAGCAACATTCTTACATTTCTATTTCAATTCATTGCTTGGGGTTCGGTATCGGTTTTAATCGCGATAGATAAATTAGGCGAGTTTAATCTTCATGTTTATCTAGGGGCATTACCAATAGTGATTATTCAGGCGTTAGTGATGACCTATCTAATCAGGTGGATATTTAAGTTTTGCACTAAGAATATCAATATTAATTAGAGGGTTGAGTGATGAAAGGAACAACGTTAACGGAGCTAATGCGGAAACAAAAAGTTCTATCTCCGCATTTGTTGCTATTCAACCTATCAAGACTCAGATCGCCTTTTTTCAATCATCGCTGGCAAGGTGAAGGAGTACATCAGAAATACCTCGGTAAAGCCTAGTATCTGTTTCGCTTCCTCTTTCGTAAATTCTTCGTCAGAGTGAATCGCACCGTTTGAATCAATTCTTACGATGTGAGCCCAATCTTTCATCTGTTCAGTTATTTTTCCCTTAGAAAATAGCATGGTGATACGCTTGGATAATTTTTCATCCTTAGCTTCATCACCCATGAGTATTTTGGTTGCAATATCCATGACCTTTCTGCAATTCATTACACAAGTTTCATATCTACCACGTTGAAAGTCATCTTTTGATTCAATGAAGAATTTAGCAGCTCGACTTGGGGTGTTTTCTGGTGCCGAAACACTCTTTATCTCAGGGATTACTTCTAAAATTTCATATTCATTTAAATCAGAAGGGATAACTATATTACTTTGATATTGTTGGCTATATTTGAGGGGCGGTACTTGGTAGTAACTAATATCCACAACCACAACCCCAACTTTTTGGCAACTCCTGCACTTAAAAGCAACATCAACTATTGGCACGTCATTACCGCGCATATGTTCGCTAAAAGCCTGAAGAACTGCGTTTTCACGTAAACAAAAAGGACAAGTTACATCAAATGAGAGCATACCCATGAATACATTAACTCCATTATTAAATGATATTTCAATAATTCTTAACAGTTCAGATAGACCTGAATTTACCTTAATTCAACGTTACGAAATAGCCTCATCATCGCAAAAGCTAGAATTTGTTATAGCACTGATAGGTAAACTTATTGAGCAGGATAGGAAGCTAAAGGCTTTACCACTCCCACCAATGCCAGAGGGTGAATGATGGAAAACTTCTGCCTACACGAATCAACGAAAAAGTTATTTGATAGCAACGTAATTGAGCTGCTTAAATCCTACCCAAAACTCAGCGTCACCATCAAGCCTTACAAACCAAAACGAAGCCTCTCTCAAAACTCATTAAGCCATGTTTGGTACAAAGAAATCAGCGACTACTTAATTAGGTCGGGTCGTGAGTTCTGCACTGAAGCATGGGTGAAAGAAAGCTTAAAGGCCACTTACCTTGGATTTGAAGTAACTGAGTACACTGATGTGTTAACGGGTGAAAAAACGCAACGAGAGACACTTAGGCACACTTCAAAACTAGATAAAGGGGAAATGCATCACTTCTTACAGAGAGTTGAAGCATGGGCATCACAGTTCGGTTTAATACTAACTACTCCAGAAGATAGCGAGTACATGAAATTGAAAAGAAAACAGGATGAGTAATTATGACTAAGAGAAATAACGCATTAGAGAGCATGAAGAAGTGGATGGATGCCATTCCTCAATGCTTACAGTCACAAGGTAAGCAAATAGACAACGAAGAACCCAAAGAGAAGCCAGCAGCCAAGAAGCGGAGGGCGAGAAAATGACATGGGAAAGTAAAATTGAAGGCCTGAATATTGATCAGTTAAAAGATTTTAGGGAAGCGATAAGTAAAGCAATAACGCAGAAAGAGCATGAAAAAATGAGGTTAATATGGCGAGTACGCAATCGCTGGCAAACCTTTGGTGACTTTCGTGAAGATGATTATTTAGGAGCTGTTAACCGTCTCGTAGAAACTGCCAACAAGCTCAATGCTGACGGTGATACTTACTCAATGTCACTCTCAATTGAGCAATGGCGGATCCCTGAATCTGAATATGAGGATTGGTTTAAATGAACTGCCAATCATGCAATAGACAGCTAACAGATGATGAAATTTACGTGTGTGCTCAGTGCGCTGATGAATACGCTCATTTGGAAGTGATGGATAAAATCAAAGGAGAGGGAGATGGCGAGGTATCGCAGTAAATACAAACACAAACATAAACATCCAAAGAAACCACAAAAGGAGTTTGAGCCAATGTTTAATGCCAATTTATTACGCTATGGAAAATTTGTCGCAATATGGTTTTTTGCCATGTTAATTCTTGGAGTTATTTTGGGGTGATGTATGGCTAAGGCTAAAAAGCCGAAGCTCAAAACCTGTAAAGTCTGCAACAAAGAATTCATTCCCTACCTATCCACCCAAAAAGTTTGTTCCACATCCTGCGCAATAAAATTCGCCTCAAATGAAATTAAACGGACCGAAGAAAAGGGCCGTAAAAAACGTTTATCTGAGGAAAGAAAAATATTGCGGGCCAGAAAGGAAAAGTTAAAGACAAAATCAGACTGGAACAAAGAGGCACAAGCGGCAGTAAATAAATACATCTTTTGGCGAGACTACGGTCAACCCTGCATTGCTTGTGGTAGAGCCTTAAATTATGGGGTAAGAGGTGGGTCCGTAGATGCTAGTCATTACAGGTCAAGGGGTTCGGCAAGTCATTTAAGATTTAATCTACTCAATATTCACGCTGGCTGTGTTCACTGCAATAGGGACCTGTCAGGTAATCTCATCCCATACCGCATTAATCTCATCAATAAAATCGGCGAAGAGCGAGTAATTCGTTTAGAGCACGATAACACGGTCCGTAAATTCGACATCGAATATCTCAAACGAATGAAATCAATATTCACTCGTAGGGCCCGTTGGTATGAGAAAAGGCGAAAGGATCAATATTCGGAGGTGGCTTAATGTTTACTGATTTAATCGCAGCTATTGAAGAAGCAAGATATTTAAAATCCAGATCAGGCGGTCGATTTAACTTCTGTGTAATGCAGGTTATGGACTATATGGAAGTGGTTAGCGGATTAATGGATGGCGTTAGGGTTTTATATACAACGGCTAATGATGATTATCACACAGTATTACCGGAGGCGAGATGAACCTAGAAAGCGCTGTTAAATATCACTTCGCCAAAACAACATCAATATCAGATGCGCCTAGCTCAACATCGCCAGATAGATTAACCGGTACTGATGTTATGGGCGCTTTTGGTATGTGTCAGAGTAAAGAGTCATTCGGCTATTCAGCATTCTTGGGGAAGATGGGAATAAGCCGAAATGACAGAGACAAAGCGATACAACTTTTAACTCGGCATGCATTGAATCATTGCGACAAGGTTCCAGCCTTACGCAAGCTCGATATGAATGTTAAGCGAAAGGTAATGCAAATACTCGCAAAATTCGCTTATGCAGATTATTGCAGATCAGCATCAAGTGTTACTGAGTGCGTAAAGTGCAATGGATCAGGTTTTAAGGTAAGGGCGATTAAGGTTAAAAAAGTCTTTGGTAAAGAAGTTAGCATTATTAATGACACCGAGTCATGCGCTTGTGATAAGTGTAATGGTAAAGGTTATGTTTCTTGTGCGTGCAATGACTGCAAAGGGCGTGGCATGGCAATAGACAAGGAAACGCTAAGGTTAACTGGTGAAGCTGTCAGTATGCCTTGTAAGCGTTGTTCTGGTCGTGGTTACGAGCGAATACCTGCATCAAAGGCTTTTCAGGCTGTGTCTCATTTAGGGATTACGATTGATCAATGGAAGCGTTCAGTTAGTAAATTTTATGAGTCATTGGCGGTTGAGTGTGAAAAAGGAGAAAGTAACGCAGATTACATACTAAAAAAGGTAACAAATTAAAAACGAATACTTCTAACGAATGAATTGACTTTTGCACTTTTCTGTGTAAATATCGTTCTAACGATGGGTTATTGCCATTTCGTTAACGTTAAAGGAATTCAAGACCTCGCCTCGGCGGGGTTTTTTTGTTATCTGAAACAGTGCCCCTCATAGTCACTACGCAGAGCGGAGGAATCTGGTTTGCGATACACTTGGGGCTTTCTATTTTAATTCCCCGAATTCGAGGGAATAAGTTTTTGATATTTATCCAGAGTGCTTATTTGCATTGTGGTAATCCAACCATCCGGAATTTCCGGATAGTTCACATATTCGGTTATTCCGAACAACCTATTTTGAAGATCGCTTAGGCGGTCTTTTTTCGTATATGCACCAGTAGCTCAACGGTAGAGCAGGCAACTCATAATTGCTTGGTTATCGGTTCGAATCCGTTCTAGGTGCACCAAACATGCCGACCACAGAATCAATCACAACACCTCACGTTCACACACGAGCTGTGAGTCGGCGTTCTATTAACTAATCAGGACTACATATATGCAAGAGCCGTTAACAGGCACAGCAACCGCCTCGTTAGCGGGTGTCTCTATTGTAGGTCTCTATTCAGGTATGGACGCAGGCGTTGTTATCGGTGCGTTCGCAGGGGCGGTGATATTTGTATTGTCTGCTCATGATATCCGGCTGTTAAAACGATGGGCGTATTTCACAGTTGCATTTGCGATCGGGATATTAGGCGCTGATTTCATGTCATCACTACTGAGTGGCATTGTCGGAGATAGAGAAGTCGATCGCTCTGTTGGTGCTATGTTCTCATCGGCTGGTTTGGTTGGTGTGTTAGTAACGATATCTAAACCCGGTGCGCTCACAGACAGTATCAACAACGTTATTAACAACCTGATAGATAAATTCAGAGGAGGTGGAAGATGACCATCTCAATGTTTTGGATTTACGTCAATTTTTTCTCATGCTTATTCGCTGTTATTCGTCTTGTTAACTATGAGCGTAATGGCGCTAAATACAAATTCTTTCCGTCACTTATAGCATGGGTTCTCATTGTTATGCTGGGTTCTATCCCACTACGCATATTAACGAATGACTACGCCCATGCAGATCCATTTGAAGTCGGAATCAATATCACGCTATGCGCGCTAATAATTCTTAGTCGTGGGAATGTGATGCAAATATTTAGAGGGGTTAGTAAAAATGACACTCGGTGAGAAGCAACGAAAGTTCACTCGCATGATTGCGGACTTAATTATCTTTGCCTACGACAACGGCTATGAGCTGACGTTTTCAGAAGCATACCGAACTCCTGAGCAAGCACAGTTAAATGCCAAATCAGGTGCTGGTATTAAAAACAGCTTACACACACAACGCCTAGCTGTGGATTTCAACCTATTTAAAGACGGTAAATATCTAACAGCATCAAGTGATCATAAATTGCTTGGCGAATACTGGGAATCTATCGGCGGTACGTGGGGCGGTCGTTTCAATGACGGTAATCACTACTCGTTAGAGCACAATGGCGTTAAGTGATATGAACACGCTAACTAAGGTATTAGCTGGGCTACTGGCAATATCTGCATTCTGGCTTTGGTGGGTAATAGATGATTACGACAAATTAAGCAAAGATTACAACACAGCAACCACTCAATTATCACAGCAAGTCGAAATAAACAAAGACTACCAAGCCCGCATCACTCGATTAAATCAACTCGATATTAAATACACTCGGGAGTTAGCAAGTGCAAAGAATGAAATCAACACTCTTCGTGATGCTGTTAGCTCTGGCAATAAGCGGGTGTACATCAAAGCCGAGTGTCCAACAGTCACCAAAAATTCCACCGAAAGCGGAAGCAATGAAACCACCGCACGACTTAACAAGGCAGTTGAACAAGATTATCTACGTCTCAGAGAAATGATAGTCGAGAACGAACAGCAGATTTTGTATTTGCAGGATTACATTAGAGCGGAGTGTTTACGCTAATGGCTAGACTATTTGTAATATTCATAGATTGTGTTATTGCCAGCTCGTTTTATTTTGGACTCACTCTAGGCAATGATGGGTTGATTAATGTGGGTTATTTTGCAGGATGGTTATTTGCCTCAATAAATATTATTGGCGGTTTTGTAGGGAAAGACGAAATAGCTAAACATTACACACATCAACACTTCGTGTGGCGAGCATATGATGCGGTTCTGAGCTCAATCTATGTCATATTTGCCGCTTATTCTGGATGGTTTGTATTAGCATCTTTTTTTGCTGTTGGAGCTATGATTAAGGCGGAAATAAACGGGAAGATAGAAAAAGATTTACTAAAAAACCAATAAGAAAGCAATACGGGAAATTGAACAACAGCGAGCCTCTAAGTGATTAGGGGTTTTTTTATGGAGAAATATCATGGCAGTAGAAGGTTCAGATAATCCAGTTAAATTCCGTGAAGAACTGGATAAAAGTATTCCTAAGAAATAAAACAGAGAGAAATAAAATGACAGATAAAGATATTGAAAAAGAAATTCAAGCCAAAGGTAAAACAGCGGCTCGTGTAACACCAGATCACGTTGAAGGTGTGATTGCTAGTGAGCATTACTTCACTGGAGCACAAGGAGATCATCAGGCAAAAGAAGATGAGTTGCAAATTAATCCAGAGCCGTATGTTGAAGCCACGCCTGATTCTTTGCACCTTCTCACCTTCTGTGTCCTAGTGCTGAAAAATGGCTTCACTGTTACTGGTGAATCGGCATGTGCAAGCCCTGAAAACTTTGATGCAGAAATTGGCCGTAAGATTGCACGTGAAAATGCAATTAACAAAATCTGGATGCTTGAAGGTTATTTGTTAAAGCAAAAGTTATCTGAAGAATAACTTCACACAGGAACATTAAATGACAGAAATTACAGCACAGAATCAAATGCGCTTAGAGCTATTACGGTTAGTTGGCAATGATACTGCAGCGGCTCAAGCGGCTATCGAGTTCGTAAAGGATGATGCCCTCAAGTTTGAGTTATTCAAAGACGCATACAAGACATGCCAGACAGAAGCTCAGTTTGTAGCGCGAGCACAGAAAGCCGCCCGTGATGCTCAACAAGCACTAGATTTATTCACATAGTAGTTAATTACACAGCTCATTTACGAGTGGGCTGGATAATTGATTAAAGGGGGATATATGAAATTACATAAAAAAGTAAAAGTCCCCATATACGGACTTAACATTCATATCTGCGCTACCGAGGATGTTGCAGGTAGTATCTATGGGCCTGGCATACATAGTTCATCAAATATGGGTCAGGTTGTTCAGATTGAAAATACAAAGACTGGCGAGATGATAATCCTCATTAGCTTTAAAGATGTCGATTGTTTTAATGCTGATGTTGTATCTCATGAGTCAGTGCATGCAGCATGGAAGGTGTTAGAAATAGTTGGCATCAAAGTAGATTACGAAAATCATGAGGCATTGGCGTATCTAACTGGTTGGATTAGTAATGAGATAAATAAGTTTTATTACAAAATTAGTGCTAATGGTGATGACTTATGACAAAGAAAAACAAAGGTGGTCGCCCGTCTAGTTATATGCCGGAAGTTGCAGAGGATATTTGCAAGCTTTTAATGGAAGGTGAAAGCCTACGCAAGATATGCAAAAGGCCTAGCCTACCTGCGATAAGTACAGTTATGGAATGGTTGCAAAGGCATGAAGAGTTTCGGGAACAATACGCGCACGCGCGCGAGGTTCAGGCGGAATTATTAGCCGAAGATATCATCAACTTATCTGATGCGGTTATTGAAGATGGTGCAGCAGTTGCCAAGGCTCGTTTGCAGGTTGATGCCCGTAAATGGTACGCATCTAAGTTGGCACCTAAACGTTATGGTGATCGCATTCAGCATGAACAGAAAATTACTATCACTGATTTGACTGATGAAGAATTAGATAAGCGTATTAAGGAGCTAAGCAATGGACAGGGAGCAGAAAATTGAGCTTCTTAGGCTCCTTGAGGAAAAATCCCGCCGCGCAAATGTCTACCGTTACAAAACCTATTACGAAACTCGCTACCCTTGGCAGAAGAAATTCATTGCACTTAGTAGTGAGTATTCTCAAATAGCGCTTATAGCTGCTAACCGAGTCGGTAAAACAGATACAGCGACATACATCGATGCCATCCATGCCATGGGTGATTATCCTGAAGGTTGGGATGGGTACAAGTTTGATCATGCACCGCTTATCTGGTGCCTTGGTTACTCTGGTGAAAAGTGCCGAGACCTTCTTCAAGCTCCAATATTAGGTCGCAGAACAGATAATGGATGGGAAGGTGGGCTGATACCCGGAGACAGAATAATTAGTACCGAGGCTGCTCAAGGGGCTGCAAATGCCGTTCGTTCTGCATACATACGGCATAAAAGCGGAGATATAGCCAAAATACAATTCTGGTCATACTCTCAAGGTCAGCACGCTCTGATGGGTGATAGCGTTGATTGGTTCCATATCGATGAGGAGCCAAAAGATCCTACTATTTATCCGCAGGTTTTAACTCGTACCGCAACAGGTGATAAAGGTCGTGGTGGTCGTGGAATCCTGACATTTACACCAGAGAACGGGAGAACTGATTTAGTTATTAGCTTTATGGATTCTCCGTCATCTGCTCAAACTTGTATGAATGTTGGTTGGGATGATGCGCCACACTTGAGCGAAAAAGTTAAAACTGAATTACTGGCTTCGTTCCCGCCACATCAGCGTGACATGCGTACTAAAGGTATTCCGATGCTTGGTCATGGTCGTATTTATGACTTTGGTGAAGAGTTTATAACGTGTGACCCATTTCCTGTTCCTGATCACTGGGCTGTAATTGACGGTATGGACTTTGGGTGGGATCACCCTCAAGCACACATACAGTTAGCTATCGATTTAGATAATGACGCTTATTACGTCACTAGGGCATGGAAGGCTAGTAAGACTTCACCCGCTGAAGCGTGGGGCGCTGTAAATAAGTGGGCTAAAGATATCCCTACCGCATGGCCACAAGATGGATTGCAAACTGAAAAAGGTTCGGGGTTACAGCAAAAAGAATATTACGAAGATGCAGGTTTTAAGATGCTTAATGATCCTGCTCAGTGGCCTGATAAATCCCGCTCTGTTGAGGCTGGTCTATTTGAAATATATGACCTAATGAGAACGGGCAGATTTAAAGTTTTCCGTGGTTTGCGTGATTGGTTTGAAGAATACAACTTCTATCATCGCGACGAAAAAGGAAAGATTGTTAAAACTCGTGACGACTTACTTGATGCTACTCGATACGCCTACATGATGCGACGATTCGCTAAACGATTTGGTGAAGTAGGAAAAGTTAAGCAACGAGTAATTCCCGCACCGATTAGGCCGATTAGGAGATAATAATGGTCGATAGAAACGAGCGGCTTGAGAAAATACTTCGCAAATTCGACCTCGATTACTCTGCATCTGAAAATGCCAGAACGGAGGCGAGAAACGATTTATTCTTTAGTCGCGTTAGTCAGTGGGATGATTGGCTTGAAAGCTACGTCACATTGCAATACCGAGGTCAGTTTGATGTAGTGCGCCCAATGGTTCGTAAGCTTGTTGCTGAGATGCGCAAGAATCCTATTGAGGTTCAGTATCGACCGAAGGATAACGCTCCAGCCGATGCCGCTGATATTCTTATGGGCATGTATCGAACTGACATGCGAAACAATAGCTCAAAGATTGCCGTTAACGTGGCAGTAAGAGAACAAATCGAATGTGGTTACGGTGCTTGGCGACTAGTCACTGAATATGAGGACGATAACCCAACTAGCAATAATCAGATTATCCGACGCGTTCCAATGCATGAGTCTTGTACTCACGTTATCTGGGACTGTAACGCCAAGGCAATGGATAAGTCTGACGCTAAGAATTGCACCATCATTCACGCGATGAATATTGATGGATGGGAGGCATTCGCTGAGCAGTACGGGTTAGACCCTGAAATTCAGCCATCATTCCAATCACCTAACAATGATTTATTGTTCACTTGGTCGAGTGGAAAAACAATTCATATTGCTGAGTATTATGAGGTAGAGGAAAAGAAAGAGTTAGTATTTGTCTATCGTGATCCACTAACTAATGACCTTCAAACTTATTCAGCAAAGGAAGCAAAAGAAAAGATTGATGAGCTGGCTAATGCTGGTTATGAAAAAGTAGGTGAGCGTAAAGTTAAGAAGCGCAGAGTCTATAAGTCAATCATCACTAGCACTGGTATTTTGAAAGATAGAATGCCGATAGCTGGCGAGCATATTCCAATTGTGCCTGTGTATGGTGAGTGGTCATTCTTTGATGATAACGAACTGTATGAGGGGGTTGTAAGGTTATCTAAAGACGCCCAAAGGTTGCGTAACTTTATCTTATCCAAGTCTGCCGATACCGCTGCTAAGTCACCTAAGAAGAAACCTTTCTTTTTCCCTGAGCAGATAGCAGGGTATGAACACATGTTTAGCGGTGAGGACGATTACCCTTACTATCTACTCAACCGTACTGATGAAAATAATAATGACCTACCTCCTTCACCCGTTGCTTATATGGAGAATGCCGAGGTTTCACAGGCTGATGCATTACTACTAGAAGTGGCAACGGAAGCAGCTAAATCAACCGCTCGTGTCGGTGTCGATACTGATGCGGCCAATGGTCAGGTGGCGTTCGATACCGTCAATCAACTAAATAGTCGCATCGACCTAGAGACATACGTGTTTCAGGATAACTTAGCTATCGCAATGCGCCGTGATGGTGAAATTTACGCATCAATCGCAGCTGAGATATACGACACCAATCGAACAGTAACAACAACTTCTGAAGATGGAGGGGAGAATCAGGTTGAGCTAATGCAGGAAGAGTTAGACTTCCGCAAAGGTGAGATGATTGTTCGCAATGATATCCGAGGCAAGTACGAAACATTTACTGATGTAGGGCCATCTTTCCAATCACAAAAAGATGCTGCTAGAGCTGAGATAGGCGAGCTTATCACCAAGGTTCCAGTAGAGCATCCAATGTGGAATGTCATGATGCTGACATATGCAAATATGATGGAAGGTAAAGGGGTCGAATACATCAGAGATTACGCCAACAAGGAATTGATTGTTAATGGCTTGAAGAAACCAGAGACCGAGGAAGAACAACAATGGTTGATGGAAGCTCAACAAGCAGCACAAAGCAATCAAGATCCTAACGCTATGTTAGCTCAAGCACAAATCATCGCTGCTCAAGCAGAGCAAACCAAAGCTAATAATGAAACAGCACAAACTCAAATCAAAGCATTTACCGCTCAGCAAGATGCAATGGAGTCTCAAGCTAATACAGTCTATAAACTGGCTCAGGCTAGAAACATAGATGAATCGGCAGTAAGAGAGGCCATTAAACTTCTGAACGAGGTTGCACAACAGCAACAACAAAACATTCCTACCGACAATAACGTCGAGAATAATCCTCAATCCATGTAAGAGAGTTAAATATCATGAGTACAACCACCGAAATTCAGAATAACTCTGAAGAATTAAACCTGTCCGACGATCAGGCGGCGGCATCCGTAGAAAGTCAGTCTGCTGAAAATGCCAACTCAGCAGCAGGACAGGAGGAAGGCTTCGAGATTGTCCTGAAAGACGATGAGAAACCACAGGAAGGAAAACCAAGCAATAACGCTATCCAAGCAGCGAAACGCATCGCTCGTAAACGTCAGCGAGAAATTGAGCAACAAATAGCAGCAATTGAAAATGGCGAACTTCCTGAAAACTTGCGGGTAAATCCTGAGCTACCAGAAATGCCTAAACTGGATGATTTTTTATCTGATGAGGCACTCGGTAAATATGACTATGACACACATAAGGCTAACGCTGCTTTTCAGGCTGAGTTGCTGAAATGGCAAAACAAGGCTTTAGATGCAAGAAGTAAAGCTGTAGCGGATCAGGGTCGCAAAACTCAGGAATACACACAGCAAGGTCAACAAATCGCTAATGCAATCAAGGCTCATTATGATGCGGCTGAGAAGTTAAACTTGCCTGACTATCAGGAAAAGGAAGATTCAGCGTTGCAAGTGTTACCTCAAGGTGTTTATGAGGGTATCGCGCAAAATTTTCCAGAAAAATCAGCCGCTATCATTTACTACCTAGGTGCAAACCCTGAAAAAGCGCAAGAATTGTTTAGCAAAAACCCTGTTCAGGTCACTATCGAATTAACTCGATTAGCTGATCGTTTAACTCTCAAGCCTCGCGGTACACAACGTTCATCTGCACCACCTGCTGACGAACCTATTAGCGGTGATGTTACAGCGGCAAATGTCGCGGCATTACAAAAGCAAATGGATGATGCAGCAAGTAAAGGCGATGTTCAAAAGTACCGCGCTATCAAGGCTAAATTACAAGGAATAAAATAATGGCTTTAAATGAAGGTCAGATCATCACCTATATGGTGGATGAAGTAGTAAACACTATCGAAAATAACTGTCCAATGGCTCAGCGTGTAGGTAAATACACACCTCCAGCCGGTGATATGCAACGCTCACAAAACACTATCTGGATGCCAGTAGAGCAAGAAGCACCGACTCAGTCTGGTTGGGATTTAACAGATAAAGCGACAGGCATCTTGGAGCTCTCTGTCAAATGTAACATGGGCGTTCCAGATAATGACTTCTTTGGTTTGCGTGCCGATGATGTGCGAGATGAGACATCTATACGTCGTCGTATCCGCGCATCAGGCCTTAAGCTGGCAAATAACGTCGAAACATCCATTGCTAAACAGGCGGCTGAAACGGCATCTTTAATTGTTACTGACGCTGAATATGTTTCCGCTGAAAATAAGGCTTGGGATATGATGTCTGACGCAGAAGCTCTTATTTTTTCTCGCGAGCTAAATCGCAGTCAGGGATTAAGTTACTTCTTTAATGCGGAAGACTACAAAAAAGCTGGCCTTTCTCTTGTTGGTAAGGATATGTATGGACGCATTCCTGAGGAAGCATACAAATCAGGAACTATCCAAAAGCAAGTTGCTGGATTTGATGATGTTCTTCGCTCACCTAAACTACCTACATTATTAGCATCAACTGCCACGGGTGTTACGGTAGATGGTGCTCAGAAGTTCAAGCCTGAAGCATGGAAAGAAGATGTTGATGGTAACCGTGAGAACGTTGATAACCGCACAGCAGTAGTTAAAGTTAGTGACGGATCGGCATTTAAACGTGGTGATAAGATCAGCTTTGCTGGTGTTAAGTTCATCTCGCAAATGGCGAAAGACTTACTGACTCAGGATGCAACATTTGCTGTTGTTGGTGTTGAAGGTAACAACATTACCATTATGCCTAAGCCAATTGCACTTGATGATGCAGATTTAAAACCAGAACAACGCGCATATGCCAACGTGAATACATCTCTTGCAAATGGCGCTGCAATTAATGTTCTTAACGTGAAAACGTCTAAGACAAACATCTTCTGGGCTGATGATTCAATCACTCTGCTATCCCAACCTATCCCGCTTAACCATGCTCTGTTTAGTGGCATGAAGACAGAGGCATTTAACATTCCTTCTGTTGGTTTAAATGGCGTTGTTGCATATCAGGGTGATATCTCAACACTGGAAGGTAAATGTCGTATTGCGGTTTGGTATTCTGCATGTACTAAACGACCTGAAGCAGTTGGTGTTGGGCTGACAGGTCAAAAATAAACCCTCGTTGTTATTCGGGAGCTTCGGCTCCCTTTATTTTTTGGAGATGACAATGAAAACGATGCTTTATAAAGCTAATGGTGATGTGAAAGTTTGGGGTATGAACCTTCAGATTGTCACTGTCAACGATGATGAACTTGAAAGTTATTTGAAAGATGGCTGGTGTAAAAATCCAAACGACACCAAGAAGAAGACTGAAGATAAGCCCGCTACCAAGAAAAAGGCGGTGAAAGATGCAGATAACAACGAAGGGTGAGTTAGTTGTAGCGGCGTTACGTAAGTTAGGTGTTGCTTCCGATGCCACATTAACCGATATAGAGCCTCAGTCATTAGAAGATGGCGTGGTTGATTTAGAATCAATGATGTACGAATGGTTTGAAGATGGTGCAGGAATTCACACAGGTTATAAGTTCGCTGATGAAGATACACCTATTGACCAAGGTGATGAGCACGGTCTGCATAAGCAAGCCATCAATGCGGTTATCTATAACTTAGCTACTCGCATTGCACCTGATTACCAAATTGCCCCGCTTAATAAGGTCATTACAACTGCTAGATATGGCAAAGAAAGACTCATGCGAAGCTGTGCTTTAAAGAGAGCTAAAAATGCCAGATCTCATCATCCAGATGGTTTCCCTATTGGCTCAGGTAATCGATTATTAACGATGACTGGTCAGCGATACTTCCACAGGAGAAAACCACATGCCAAGGATCCAGATACCTCTTGCTAGGGGTTTGCGAAAAGACCCGCACACAGCAGATTACATTGACGGCCTTCCGGTTAATATGTTGGCCACACCGAAAGAAGTATTGAATGCGTCCGGTTATTTGCGTTCGTTCCCTGCATTAGAAAAGCGTCATAGTGTTGATGGGGTATCTCGTGGTGTCCAGTACAACACGAAAAACAACATGGTCTATCGCGTGTGTGGAAATAAGCTTTATCGTGGACAGAATGCCATTGCTGACATTCAAGGTAAAGACAGGGTGACTATGGCGCACTCTGGTTACAGTCAAGCAGTAGCGTCAGGCGGTAAATTAAAACTCTATCGCTATGACGGTGAGGTTAAAGAATTATCTAACTGGCCTGAGGAAAAGGTAATTACCGAAGGCTATAAACGCGACGTTAAAAAATGGACTCACAAAGACGGCAATGATGATTTTGTACCACTCACAAAGAATGATCTTGATGGGTTCTTAACGTTAAAAATCACGCCTAAAACTTCTGATGGTAAAACCGGTAATGAGATGCTTATTACTGAGCAGATGGTGGGCGTTAAATTATCTCAGCAGGAAGATGACGAGAAACCTTATCTTACCGACGTTCTAGTCGAAGGCATTAAGCGTGCAGGTGGTAAAATTACAGTCACGTATAAAATGAACCTTGCCAAATCTAGCGAGCAAACAGCCAAAGACGTTACTGAATTTATAATGACGCAAGAGGCGCTAGAGGTAGTTGAGAGATACCCTCAATACGAATTAGGTGATGTTGTTGATGTTGCTCGTAACCGAGGGCGTTATATTTGGTTACAGAAAGGCGGTGAAAGGTTTGGTGTTACTGATTTAGATGATGAGTCTAAACCTGATCGTTATCGTCCATTTTACACCGCTGAATCTCAACCTGACGGCATAATTGCCATTGCCTCTTGGCGTGATATGGTGCTTTGCTTTGGTTCGTCAACTATCGAATACTTTACCATTACCGGGTCAACAAACGCGTCACAAGTAATATATGCGCCACAACCATCTTATTTTGTTCAGATGGGTATTGCTGGTCGTGATGCTAAGTGTAAGTTTGGAGAATCATTCGCATTCATCAGTAACCCTGCAAACGGCGCGCCTTCTATTTATATTCTTGGTGCTGGAACGGCTAGCCAAATTTCCACAGCAAGTGTTGATAAGATCATTCGTAGCTATACATCAGACGAGTTATCACATGCGGTTCTTGAGGCTATTCGCTTCGATGGTCATGAGTTGCTCATTGTTCACTTACAGCGTCACACGCTTTGCTTTGATGCAGCGGGCAGTCAGCAATATCCGCAGTGGTGTATTCTAAAGTCTGGACTGTATGAAGAAACATATCGTGCAATTGATTTTATGTACGAAGGTAATCAGATCACTGTCGCGGATAAGAATGAGGGAGTTATTGGTAATCTTGCTTTCAATAAATCATCTCAGTATGACAAGCAGGTGGAGCATATCTTATATACGCCTATGGCTAAAGCCGATAACGCAAGGGTGTTCGATTTAGAGCTTGAGGCATCAACAGGCGTCGCTCAAATTGCTGATCGTTTATTTTTGTCGGCAACGGCTGATGGCATTAACTTTGGTCGAGAGCAAATGATTGAACAGAACTCACCATTCCAATATGACCGACGTGTTTTGTGGCGCCGAGTAGGAAGAGTGAGGAAGAATATAGGATTTAAGGTTCGCGTTATCACTAAGTCACCTGTAACACTGAGCGATCTATCGATGAGGGTTGAATAATGGCAAATAAAAACCTTTCTAACCCCATAGAAATTCAGGCCTCTTATATTGTTCCAAACATCCTGCCTGATAACTTTAGCGAAACCTATCGACGCATAGTGTTGAGTGGCGCTGATGATATGGCAAAAGTAGCTGGTCGTGCAAATGAAGCTGGCGTAGAAGCGCTCGATGCTCAAGTTAAAAATGATGAACAAGACATTATTCTAGATGATCATGAGGAAAGGCTTGGTGATGCTGAGCAGACTATTATTCTACATGGCAATCAATTAGCAAATCATGAATCCCGTATCACAAAAACGGAAGATGATTTATCTAAGTTAGAGGTAAGGGTCCTTAACGTTGAGCAAGACATTGATGGTCTGAAAATAAAGATACAAGATCTCGATGGACGAATATCTGAAATTAAAGTTGATTACGTTTCTCTCAGTAAAACAGAAAAACAAAAGCTTTTATCGCCCATCGATGTTTCAACATCCTACTCAGTAAACGGAACTAAAGTTGTTGGTTCTCGAGTTACCGGCTTTACATCAGCAACTGGTACAGCACTTAAGGGCTCGTTTAATGCTAACCAATCCTACTCATTCAGCGCCGATTACACTCGGTCAGAAATGCAAACTTTGGCTAATGGCTTAGTCGAGGCAAGACAACGAATCAAGGCGCTAGAAGATGCACTTCGCTCACACGGATTAATAGACTAATGGAAATTAAAATTATTGATAATCTTGTTCGACTATCTGAGTTTTTAAATGATAAGTCGAACACAGGAAATATCGTTGATAGCAATGATCAGTACTTCATTAAACCCGATGCGCTTTACTTAGGTATTTATGAGGGAGTTCTATTGGTTGGTGTTTTCGAGGTGCGTAATTTTTGGCATACAGTTGTTGAGTGTCACGCCATATTTGATGCTGGATTCCGTGGTAAGTACGCCTTTGATGCACACAAATTATTCTGCAAGTGGTTGCTGGAAAATAGTCAATTCACTAACTCAGTAACTATGGTTCCTGATACCACAAAATATGGTCGCGTTATTGTGAAAATGCTTGGTGCTACTCGTGTCGGTCATTTAGATGATGCGTATATCAGTAATGGCAAACCAGTAGGTGTCACCATCTATCAGCTCAAACGCGAACAGTACGAGGAGTTATTAAAATGCTGATTATTTCAGAGAGATTCAGAAATTCACTGCTACCCATGCATGGATATATGAAAGGGGGCGGTGACGGTGGTGCAGGTGCTCAAGCTGATGCGACTCGTGAAGCTACAGCGTTACAGCGTGAAATATGGCAAACAACCATGAATAACTTGGCTCCTTTTACACCTATGGCGCAACAGTACATTGGACAAATGCAAAATCTGTCAACATTAGAGGGGCAAGGTAACGCACTAAACCAATACTACAATTCTCAACAGTTTAATGATTTAGCAAACCAAGCCAGATACCAGCAGTTAGCAGGTGCAGAAGCTATGGGTGGCCTTGGTTCCACTGCGACAAGCAATCAACTCGCTTCTATTGCGCCAATGTTAGGGCAAAGCTGGCTTTCTGACCAAATGAACAACTATCAGAATCTGGCGAATATAGGTCTAGGAGCATTACAAGGTCAGGCAAACGCAGGTCAAAGTTACGCCAATAATACAGGTCAGTTACTACAACAGAATGCAGCTGCTCAAGCGGCTATGGCTAACCGTCCTTCATCTATGCAACAAGGAATTATGGGTGGATTAGGTGGTGCTACTGCCGGCATGGCTATTGGTGGTCCATGGGGCGCTGCAATAGGTGGTGGTCTTGGTGTTCTTGGTTCATTATTTTAAGGTGATGATATGGCTACATGGAACCAGCAAGGTTCAGGGGGATTTCTTGGCGGTATTGGTTTAAATAATACTAACGCCCCTAAAGCAAGTGACGCAAACGCAACTCTTGCTATGATCCGAGAAAATAATGACCTACAAAGGTCTGGAGCTAATAATATCGGGTTGCAGTTAGCTCAAGGGCTTGGTGGACTTGGTGAAATGTATAAGCAACAGCAAGCTCAGCAAAGAGATAAAGAATTCCAATCTTTGTGGGGTAAGGCGTATGCATCTGGAGATAGAGACGCCATGAGGCAGTTAATGGCTACATATCCAGAACAGGCTGAGAAAATAACCTCAGGTATGCAGGGAATATCAGAGGGCGTCAGGGAATCTTTAGGAAACATAGCATCTGGCTACCGGATGGCTATTAATAGTGGTAATGCTACTGATTACATCCGTAAAAACGCTGATGAGTTAAGACGATTAGGTATTGACCCACAGCAGGCTCTGGCAATGGCAAATGAAAACCCCAAAGGGGCTATAGAGTTAGCTGACCATATCGGCATGTCTGCATTAGGCCCTGATAAGTATTTTGATATTCAGGATAAAATCGAAGGTCGTTCTATTGATAGAGATAAACTTTCCGAGACAGTGCGTAGTAATCAAGCCAGTGAAGCGTTGACACGAGAAGGTCATCAAATACAAATTAGAGGACAAAATATATCAAGAGCTAATGCCTTAACCTCTGCTTACGCACCAACATACGCAATGCAAAATTATTCTCAATATGCACAAATGTTAAAAACCGATCCAGAAGGCGCCAAAGAATTTGCTCAAGCTGCTGGAATTAAACCATCAGAAAGAAAATTATTTAAGGTTGAGGAAGCGCCTGATGGCGGAATAATTAAATATTATTCAAATGGTGATGAGGAAAGGGGTTCAATAAATCAACCAGTTAAAATGGATGGAATGGGTCAGCCAATATCAATAAATCAAGCTAATAGAATAATGGAAAAATCGACTGGTGAGCAAAGAAAGGCTGCAGGTTTTGCTTTTAGAGTTAGAAATGGTATCGATACAGCGAATGCGCTTGTTGAGTCTGGCAAGGTTTCCCCACAAAGAGCTGCTGCAATAAATTCAGCTTTAAGGGATGGAACATTTGCCAGAATGGCGTTATCTGGTGATGAGCAGTCGTATATAGCATCAATGCAGGATGCAGTTCTGGCAATTCTTCGTAAGGAGTCAGGCGCCGCCATCCCTGATTTTGAAATGGAGCGTTACTTTAGAACATACACGCCACAATTAGGTGATGAAAAGGCTGCTGTAAAAACAAAATCCAGGCTTCTTGAAAACCAATTCAAAGCGATTAGAGCTGAATCAGGAAAAGCATTTGATGCCATGATGGTTATTAATTCTGGATATGGAACACCACCTAACCAGCAGACGAGTAACACTAACGAGCAACAGCAACCTCCAAAAACAACTGTTGAAAATCAGCGGGGAGGTCAGTCAGGTTCAATCTCCGAAGGAACTACCGCAACCAACCCAAAAACAGGGCAAAAAATAATTTTTAGAGGTGGTCAATGGCAACCGATTTAGGATTACCTGATGGATTCGTTTTGGATGAGCCTGTAAATAATAGCTTGCCAGATGGTTTTGTTTTAGATGAACAACCAGAACAAGCGCCCCAATCAGCACCGCCAGAAAATAGTTACATCGCCGGCATGAAGCAAACCAACCAGAATCTTTCTCAAGGTTTACAGCAATCGTCTGATGACGCCAAAAGTTTCCGTGAAAACGTAATAGATGCCTTCACTGGTGAAAGCAAGATGACTCCTGAAGTTCAAGGGCTAGAGGGGATCATGTCTTCGCCAGAAATGAACGCATTTAATACTGACGCAATGAAAGCGGCTTGGGTGCAAATGTTCGGCAACGACAACGACTTTGTAAAAGTGATAGGTAATATGGGAGGTAAAGTATCTCAAGATGAAAAGGGGAACCTGTTAGTTGACTTACCATCTGGCCGATATGCATTAAATAAGCCTGGTCTATCAGCTGAAGATATCATGCCATTTATCGCGAACGCGGCCGCATTTACTCCAGCGGGAAGAGCATCAACTGTATTAGGCGCTACTGCAAAATCAGCAGGTACAGATTTAGCTCTACAATCGTCCGTTAATATGGCGGGTGGTGGTGATATTAATCCTTGGCAAACGGCGCTGTCGGCTGGTATTGGCGGTGGAGGAAAAGTTATTGAGCGCGGGCTTAGCGGTCTATCTCGCGCAACAAGTGGAAATATCGCGCCAGAAACTCAACAGTTATTAAGGAATGCTGAGCAAAATGGAATAGATGTATTAACCTCTGACGTGTTGCCGCCTAGAGGTCTTGGTCGTCAATTCCAACAAACTGGTGAGCAAAGTATTGGAGGAACAGGAAGTCGCAGAGCTACGCAAGCTGAGCAGAGAAATCAATTTGTTGAATCAATGCCTAGAATGATCGAGCAGGAGTTTGGCATTTACGCTCCACATATAATGCAGGCAGAAGTTAAGACAGGGAAAGAGCTGGCACTAAAACAGCATGGATCTGTTATAAATGAGATATCTAAGCAAATGGGTGGGGTGACGGTGGCGCCAAGCAGAAGCATTGCTGCAATAGATGATGCCATCAATAAACTACAAGGTAGACTGAAGCCAGATCATTCTGCAATTGATATTCTGCAAGACGTAAAGACAAGACTTAATAGCGGTAAAAACTTTGAAGGATGGAAAGATTTAAGAACCCAGCTTAGGGAGGACTTACAAGGTGATAACATGGCAATGACAACGCCTGTTAGCGCAATCCTTAAAAGAATAAATAATGCAATGACAGCAGATATGAACACTGCTGTTAGCAGGACTCTAGGTGGAGACGCTCTTAATAGACTTAGGAATGCAAATAATTCATATAGAATTATTGCTCGTGGAATAGAGAAAACAGGATTGAAAAACGCCCTTGAAAAAGGCGATGTAACTCCTGAGTTAATCAATAACTTAGTCTATAGCAAGCGACCTAGTGATATAGCCCGTATATACGGAATGGTTAATGAAAATGGGAAAAATCAATTAAGATCTGCTTATTTAACAAAAGCATATGATCTAGCTAATGGTTCTCCACAAAGAATGGTAAGTCAGTTAAATCGGTTAATTAACCAATCAGATGGCAAGATATTTAACACGGTTTTTAACTCAAAACAGCGCAAAATGATCGAGGGAATTCGAGATGTTCTTGAGGCGACAGAAAGGGCTAGCACTGCCAATGCAGTTACTCAGACAGGAATGTCTTTACTTACTCCAACAAGGATAGCATCTGGCTTGCTAACTGGTGGAACCGCAACGGCGATTGAAGGTGGTATGGGGTTAATTGCCAGAATGTATGAATCACCAAAGGTGCGCAATATGTTGCTTAGACTACATAACACACCTAGAGGGAGCACTGCTAGAGATAGAGCGATAACCAATATCATCAATACTCTAACTGCAGCAGGACAGTCTGGTAATAGGAATTAGTTTTTAGTGCAGGAACCAACGACATCACCAACAAGCGATGTGGTTCCTGTCACTAACTTATGGTTATTTACTACCTTTGAGTAAAGCACCTTATTTTTATCAGTGATAGCCCAAGTCTCTATTGTTGATGTATTCCCATTAATATACAAACCAACCATAGATGATGGTGATATAGGGGTATATTCTAAACCACCACCACCAAATGTGTCAGAGGCTAGTCTAACATCGCCACTGTCTTTGTTTATCTCAACTTGGAATATGCCATTACTCATGCCATTTTCTATATACTTATATTTTTCAGACTCATAAGCGCTATATCCCTTTAGGTTTGAAACGACCCAGCATTGTGCGTTAGCACACATAGGGATCATAGCAGCTATCGCCAATAGATATTTTTTCACCACAACCTCACAATTGTTTATTTTTTATCATTATATAGCTTAACTAATGTATCGAACACCATCTTTTTAACTTCTTCTGCTTGGTGATCTGCTAGTTTTTCAGCATCACTTCTATAACCAACAACTGAAGAAGGAGTTGATAAATAAATGTCAATTATGTGAACAAGCTCAGAGTTCAAAGACCTACCATTCATCTTTGCTCTTTGTTTTAGCTTCTCTTTTGTCTCAGCAGTAAGCCGTAGATTGAACTGCGTGTCTTCTCTTGCCATTTGTCTCACCCTATTTTTTGGTGGACAAACATAATATAACCTACTGTATTTATTAACAATAAGACCACGGTGATACTATTACCGAGGCTACTCACGCTTGGAGAAAGCAATGTCAGATATTATTCCCAATGTCGTCGTATCAATGCCATCACAATTATTCACTCTCGCAAGGAAATTCCAAGCGGCGAGTAATGGTAAGATTTATATTGGTAAAATTGATACCGATCCAACATTACCAGAAAACCAAATTCAGGTTTATTTAGAAAATGAAGATGGTTCTCATATTCCTGTTCCTCAGCCATTAATTATCAATCAAGCTGGCTTCCCTGTTTACAACGGTCAGATTGCTAAGTTCGTGACAGTGGAAGGTCACAGTATGGCTGTATATGACAGTTACGGAGCGCAGCAATTCTATTACCCTAACGTATTGAAGTACGATCCTGATCAACTGAGACAGGAGTTATTATCACCTATCGGCGCCTCACTAATTGGAACTCACGATGGTAATAACGTTCAAGATGAGCTGGAAATCCTTAAACTTGGTCAGGTGAAAATAACTGATTTTGGTGCGATTTCTGGTCAAGATTGCTCTGACGCGTTTGAGCTAGCATTTAAGACAGGTAAAACAGTAATCGTCCCTGACACTTCTTACGATAAGCCGTGGATAATAACTAGAAATATACAGTTACCGCTTGTCGCGAAAATAATTGGAAACTCGCCGGCATTCCCATTTGGTTATAAGGAAAGATTTGAATTTAATGGGCCATATATACAATTCAAGGGAGGGAGTTTCATTTGTGGCGATGGTGTTATATCACGCGTTTTCTTATATTGCAAAAACTTGATGTTGATGGGTAGGTACGGTGCTGACATTAATGATAAATCTATTCTAGATAATGCTGGTGTAGCGTTCAATGGAACGGCTGGAGGTTATTTAGATAACATATCATTTGCAGGATTACAGTATGCTATGATTAACGATTATTCATATTTCCTTAACATGTCAAACATCAGAGCAAATAATAATTATTGGGTGTTTAAGTTGAATGGCTTCAACTCAAGCTCTATTGAAAACTATTTTGGTTCTTATAATACAATACATATAGATTTAGGAGAGGACGCGGCGAGAAGTTCACTTCGTAACATCGGTATAAATATGAATACCGGCACGAAGGTGGGAGTGCGATTTGAAGGTGGAGTTAGCTTAGATGGATACATTTACTTTGAGAACTTCGGAACTCCTGCATCTGGTAGCGTTTGTCTTGCTGTTAATTTTGGGCGATACAGTCAGAGAAGCATCAATATAAGTAATGTTTTATTTCATGCAAATTTGTGTGATTACGCAATGACGATCGGAGCTACCACAAACAATAACGTTAGAATATCAGGTAAATTTGATTGTTGTGATTGGTATGAACCTAAAATAGCAAAAATAGGATTTGGTGTAACTCCTAGGTTTAATGGTGAACCAACGTACCCAACTGCTGTCATTAAAGATATCAACTTTGATACTCACGCTGGTTTGTCTTTATCTGATATTCAAAAACCATCCAACTCTCCATACAGAAAATGGGTACAGTCACCATTTGGTTCGTGGAGAGAGACAAAGAATATTGATATATCTGGGCCCTCTTACAAAAACATACAATTATCTAGTGATAATCTCGTTGATAGTAATGTTTTGTTTGATTACGACGAAGGGAAAATAATAATTCCAAATGATGGTGTGTATAATATTTCACTGTCTGCAACATTATCAAATGTTAAATCAGAGTATCACCGTGGCGCTAGGATAGATATTCTTCTAAATGGCGCTATCATCTCATCAAGTTTAACGTCAATAAACAGACCTGATTCTGGGGCGTCATATTCTAATATCAGTGCTTCTGTTTCTCGGTATATCACATCAGGTAGCTCTATTCATATCAGAGGAATGAACGGTGATGGAGTTTACAATATGACGTTATCAATAAATAAAGTCTTATAATTTGCTCAATTTTCAAATACTGCACCGATTTTCCATCAGGTAACTTCTTACTTCTCTCACGATAAAACGCTAATCGTTCATTAAAGTATGCTCTCAAATGTGCTGGTTGTTGTCGTTCAACTTCGGACGCGACAAGTCGCTCTTTGTATGCGACACCACTTGCGGCCAAATCGACATTAATTTTGTCTTTTTCTTCTTGAGTTAGGTTTGCGAGGTTCATAGTAGATCCGGTTAGTTTTTGGAGAGTATAGCAGGGTGGGAGAATTGATGGGTAAAAAACGGTAATTTTGAGGGTTGCATTTTATATTGTGTACATAAAAGTGTACTTTTTGATATGCTCACCTGTTATTTATGGTAGTAAATACAGTAGGTTATATATTTTACTCATTATATCCATTTAACTAAGGGAACATTTTGCGAGAGGGTGCTTAACTGTTTCTCAGTGTCCGTATAGTACCGTTTTTGTGGTGGAGGGATCAAGGTATTTAGTCATTGAGTTAGCAAGGTTTATTTTGTAATCAATGATAATACTGTCTTAATCGCTATTTCTATATTTTTATATGTTACAGTAGATCGAAATAAAAATGATAAATATAAAATTAGTAGGTTAATTGAATGAGTCATAAAAAATAAAAACAATAAACGGGAGGGGAATGAAATAAAAAAGATCTCTACCCGTTTAATGTATACAAGCTAATAGCTTGTTAATATAGTGAGAGTGGTTTTGTTAAATTTTTTAAACACCGAAAGAGAATGTTAATACGGCCTCACCAATAAAATCGAGTCCATTACTAATATCTATTGCTTTTTTAGCCAACTCATCACGAGAAAGAATAAATGTATGAGATGTTTTTCCTGGCATGAATTTTGTGGTAAAGATTTCACCTGAGACTAATTTAAGAGATGCGGCGGATACATTCTCTTGTTGCTCTGATGTCCACCCATGAATATTATTTTTAACTAAGACAGATTTCCCCAGTTCAGCTATTTTAGGTGTTGCTCGGCTTATAAAAGCCGTTTTTCCGTCAACAGTTGCATCTTTCCAATTAAAAAATGAAGCCCCAACTGCTTTATCTGGGTTGGCTTTATCAACTAAGCGAAACCAAGCACTATCATAACTAGTATTATAATCAAGATCTACATCACCATATGTGTCAGTAGGTATAAACGTCAAATAAGTTTTAGCATCACATTCAATACTGATGCTTGTTTCTGGTTTCATATCCACATATTGATAGTTTGAAGATTGTGGTATCAAGCTTGGTGATATGCGGCCATAGTCAAAGACAACTTCTGTATTGTTAGAACTATTGATTGTACAAGTTGGTGGTTTTATATCTCCATTGATTTGTAATTGAGCTGAAGGAGCTACAGCCAGTGCTGATGTTGATATAGCCGTAAATAAGGTAAAATAGAGAAAATTCTTTTTCATTTTACTCTTCCTTTTCGTGAATGAATAATGAATTATTAAATTAGAGGATTATGATACCCCTTTTAAATTATTATTTAAGTTTTAAAGTTAAGTATTTTCTTTTATTTTAGTCTGTTTAATCAAATTATGATGTTATTGAAAATGTTTTATTATTTGTCATCTAATTTAGAATATCACAAAATGTTTTATTTAAAATGAATCGTAAAGCTATTGTTTAAATTTTTATCATAAAAAGTATAATCATTTCGTTAATGGTTATATTGTTATTTCTGCCCATTTTAATAATGAGTAATAAAAATTTTAATACTTTTTGATTTTATATGTAATGGGATATCAACAAGAGATTACTTATAATGTTATATTTATTACTCATTTTGTTTAAGTGTTAAACTCCAAAATTAAATGTAATAGTAGCTTGACCTATATAATCTAATTCTTCAGGAATATCGATATTTTATTTAGAGGTTTTTTTAATTATTTTATATATCAATAGGTTACATTACTTTCTGCTCCTCTGGTTTCTAAAGTTACACTAAAGTTTTTTCCATGTGTTAGCTTTATTTTCTACAAACAAATCTGAAACTATAAATGTTAAAAAAGTATCTACATTACAGGATGTTTTAATATCGCTACGTTGAGAGCTTAATGCATACTTAGCATTTTCAGGAATAATTGATAGTGCATGTTGGTAGCTTGATATCTCGATTAATTTGTAACTTAGCTGAAGGTATCTGGTAAAACTTGATGATATAATGGGTCAGCAAGGAAAAATAGAGAAATTTTTCTTCATTATATCCTAATATCGAAAATGATAATTTAGCTATTGATAGCCTAATCATGATATCTTTATTTTATCTATTTATGACTATCTTTAATCTATTCTAATTTTGCTTATTATAATTAAAAAATATTGATAAATTATTTTTATGTTTTATTTGGATAGGGAAATTTGTATATGTATCTTTATGTTTTTTTATTTCTTGATATAAAATGGATAAAAATAACAAATAAAATAGCGTATTTTTTATATAGATAGATACTTTAAGGTAAGAAAATTCTTAGCTTGATTATTGCGAATTACTTCTTTTTGAACTATGTAACTATAGGTATTGTGCATAAAAAACAATCTAAAATATTTTTGTCAATGGGGCATAGTTAGCTCTATTGGGTAAAAATAAATCCCGAATGTTCTTATAAGATTAAAAACGAATAACAGTATCACTTATCGCCTATTGACAGTATTATATGTAAAGATGATGAATAGTGACCTATGCTCTGATTATCATAGGACAGTTAGCGGAGAACATTATGAAGTATCGCCTGTGCGGTGTTGCTCTTTTAGTAGCTTTACTTTCAGGATGTGCAAGCACACCTAACAATGGTGACAGTCGTTCTGATCCCTTGGAAGGGTTTAACCGCCAGATGTTTAATTTTAACTATTATGTTTTAGATCCTTACGTATTACGACCTGTAGCCGTAGTATGGCGTGATTATGTTCCACCACCAGCACGTAATGGACTATCGAATTTCTTAGGTAACCTTGAAGAGCCAGCAAGTATGCTAAATAGCATCTTACGTGGAGATTTTGAAAAAGGGGCTAAGCATTTCGGGCGTTTTTGGATCAATACCGTATTTGGTATTGGTGGTTTAATCGATGTTGCAGGAATGTCTAGAGAATCAATGGAAAAAGAAGTTCCTGTAAGGTTTGGTAGTACGTTAGGGCATTATGGTGTGGGATATGGCCCTTATGTGGTATTACCGGGCTATGGCAGCTTTACAGTACGAGAAGAGGGGGGCGATTGGGCTGATGCCACCTATCCAGTACTGAGTTACCTCACTTTCTGGATGTCTGCGGGTAAATGGGCCCTTGAAGGTATTGAAACGCGAGCTCAATTATTAGATTCAGATGCAATTTTACAAAACTCATCTGATCCATATTTAATGATGCGTGAAGCCTATTTCCAAAAAAATGATTTCGATGCTAATGGCGGGAAAACAGGTGAAAATCCAAACGCAAAAGCGATTGAAGATGATTTAGACTCTATCGATTAATCTGTTTATCTGGTTATTTAAATAAAAAATGGTCTTTTTTAAGACCATTTTTTGTATTTAAAGTAGCAAATCAGC